AGTAGTGTTAGAACTAGTAAAATGAGGGGGATATTTAATATAATTAATTTGAACTTGTCCAGCTGCTGCTGCAGCATTTGGTGTTGGGGCTACTAAAAAATTATTTTCATCCCAGTTTGCATAATATAAAGGAGAGCCTGTAGCTCCATCATTATTATATTCAGAAATAAAACTAGTATCTCTTTTTTCTAAAAAAGTTCTAATATTTGATATAATAGTCTGTACGGATCTTAAAACAAGCATATCAGAGGGTAGAGATATATATCTTTGACCAGATACAAAACTAGACGTTGCGTATTTTCTTAAATCATCATAATCTACTTTTCCCGCAATATCTAATTCGGTATTAGTAATAAATTGATCAATTAAAGTATTCGTTAATACATTAGAATCTACTTCTGTATAACTTCTTATTTGAGTTAAAAAATCTGTGTAACTAATTGCCATTATGAAATCTCCACTGTTGTTTGTCCTATTTGAGTCCCCATTTGTCTGGCTCTATTTTGAGCAGCACCATCATCTGGCTGCATTCCATTTGAATTAAAAGAAAATAGTCCTGGTAAGGTTAAATTTATTGTAGTAAATCTAGCTCCCCCAGATTTAAAAGTAAAATCTTGTGCTCTAGGATTTTGTAAAGCTATAGCATCTGCAACAACTCTTCTACGTCTTATTTGTGGATGCTTAGGCTCGAACTCTGAAGTATGGACAAGCGCTCCCGTCCACTCTCTAACCATTTCTTTATATGGAAATGCCTGACCTGAACGGTCAGATATTGCCATTGATCTTCTACCTGAAGCGTACGCCATTATAATCCATCTCCAAAATAAGTTTGAGGAGAAACATATAGAGAAGTTCTTTGACCATCTTCATCTAAAGCTCTAAGCATTTCATCCTCATAAGTTTGTTTTAAAAGAGGAACTCTATCTGCTGCATATTGAAAAGACATATAATAAGCTAGCCCTGCAATCATGCACGGTAAAAATCTATATACTACATCTGCATCATTAGTGTAAGCACCTGCATCTTCTATTCTTTTAATAACATAATATTTTAAATAAGTGTAAGTCGAAGCATCTGGTGCTTGATATAAATATATTTTTGGTATTTCTTGTCTATCTACATAATATTGTGATGGCTGACCTTGATTTAGTTTATTAGGAAGAGCAGCATAAGCAGATCTATCTATTTTTGTTAAAGACACATCTTGAGTATTTACAGTATTAGAACCTGCACCAGTAGTTGAAACAAAAGCTTCTAAAACATCACTAACTCCAGAATCAACAGCATATTCAGCTTGACCTGCAACTAATTGATTCTCATGTAAGGATACTTTCCATAAATGAACTCCTCTGTTTCCCCAGTCAGAAAACAATACGTTTAAATTTCTTCTTGCTTTTCTTAAATCATTTCCAGAGTTAGGCCGTACTCCACATCTGTTAAATGCTTCATCTATAATTTCTTCTATAGTTAAATTAAAACTAGTTGTTCCTGAAGTAGCCATTATAATATATCCCTATAATAATTTAATTTAATTTTTTCTAATTTAGATAATTTTGTAGCACCATGTAGCTTTATAGCATCAACTTTATCTGATTTAGCTAATTTTTTAGATTGTCCTTTATTTAAATCAATAAGTTTTTTACCACTAGCTTTAGCATATCTCTTAACTCCATATCTAATTCCAGCACCTAATAATCCACCAAGTAACATTTTGTTAGTTTTAAGAGGAGTGTGTGCAGGTAACATACCGTTTTTTTTCATCTCCGCAACTTTAGCTTGTAATCCTTGTATAGGAACTGAACCAAATTGGTTAAGCATAGCTATTCTTTTTGGATCTTTTTCAGTTTCTAGTTTTGTACTTATGACTCTCTCAAAAGCTTTTTGAGTTTTAGGATCACCTGACGAAATTAAATTTCCCAAAGAAGCTCTTATAATTTTTTTCTTTCTCACTAGAGAATATCCTTATAGTAATCCTCATATGACTTATTATTATATGAAACTCCGTCTATTTCTGAATTAATTAGAGATCCATTATATTCCATTTCTCCACCTTTTGATTTCTTAGGTACACAATTAGGAACTTTACGCCCACCTTTAGACTTCATTCCAATCATTTCATAACCAGACCAACAAGGTCCTTTACCTTTACTCATTTTTTTAGCCATTTGTTTCTCCTTTATTTATAGCGGCCGCTTTGAGAGTGTATAACATCTCCTTTTTGCGATTGTACAACTTCTTAGATTGTACCACTTGAGAGCGATAAGTTCTAGACCTTAGGTTTTTGGCTATTGGGTTTGTAGATTTTGCCATGAGTTTTAAGTAAAACCTTTTTAAATTCTGTTTTTTCTTTTTTAGTCCAACCTTTATTACTACTACCTAAACCAGGTTCTAATTGTTTAGTCATTGATGCTCTAGTTATTGCCATAATTTATTTTATTTCTGTTTGATATACTAATACAATTCTTTGTTCAAAGCAATTTCGGCTTAAAGGAGCCATACCATGTGGCAATAAACCATCAAATACTAATAAACTATTACGAAAAGGTATCGATGAATTTAATATTTTATTTTTATCTTTATTAAATATTAACGTTTGTCCTCCCCATCCTATATCCCAAAAAGAGCATGAATTAATGTATAAAATTACAGTTCTGTTAAAATTAAGTTTTGTTACTCTATCTGTATGTATTTCCATTTCATTTCCATATTGATAAGAATTAAAATAAGCGTTATGGGGCATAAATTCTGTATCATATAAAATATTTAATTTTGAGATAATAAAATTATTAAAATTTTTAACGGCTTTGTTTTCATCCATAAAAGTATAGTTACAGCTTTTATTAAATTTATTTTCATTTTTATCATTAAGTGCAAATGAATTAAAATCCCATCTAATTGTTTGAATTTGTTTTTCTAATAAATTAAATTCTCCTTCTGGTAAAAAATTTGGAATATAATCTATAAAATCTTGATCGTATATATTACTCATTGTGAATATCTTTTTAAAAATTGTTTATGGCTTATTATATTATGTTTTTTGTTTAGTATTTCTGTAACGTGTTTTTCAGTAAATGTTTTTAAATTTTTAGATAAATTATCATATTCATTACTTATTTTTTTTAAATTTATTAAATTTAACTCTTTTAAAACTACTGTAAAATTTTCTTCTGTAAACAATAAAAATTCATTATCAAAATCTTCTTTAATTAAAAGTCTGCTTTTAGATTTTTCTAAAATATCCTTTAAACTGTCTGGTAGTTTAGGTTTAAATTCTCTCCAAAATTTAGAATCTTTTTTACCGCAAAGGTAATGAAGTAATACAAAATCTCTAATGTTTTCAACGATAGAGGAAAATTTTTTATTATACATATCAATATCCTTTTGTTGATAATTATTAATTAAATGTATTAATAAAAAAGTTTGTTGAATTGAAGTACCTATAGAAGATGCTTCTAAAGGTTCTATAAAACTTGAACTTAATCCAATAGCAACACAATTACTGATCCAAGCTTTATCTAAAGACCCTGCTTCAAATTTAATATTTTTTGCTATATTGATATTTTTACCTAAAAAATTTTCGCATTCTTTCTGAGCTTCATCACAATTTAAATAATTATTATTATAAACATAACCGTTTCCCCATCTTCCGTTAGTAGGTATTCTCCACATCCACCCTGCAGACATGGCTTTAGCTAATGTATAAGGTGGGTATTCGTCTGTATCTTCTGTTGGAAATGCAATAGCTTCATTCATAGGTAAATATTCTTTATAAGAAATCCATTTAGCTCCCAATTTAGATATTAATATTTTTTTAAAACCAGTACAATCTATATAAAAATCGTATTCATAGTATTTATTTCCTTTTAAATATTCAATTTTATTAGTTACAACAATTTCTTTAATTTCATCTTCAAAAAAATTTACACCCACCTCTTTACATTTTTTAATTAAAAAATTATTTAATTTAGTTGTATTAAAATGAAATTGATTGGATAAATTATCTAAAGAAATTTTGTTGTCCCAACAAAACGGATAAGTATATTTTTTAGAATCTAAATTATTTTTTACACAAAAACCATATCCCGCTAAATATTGACCTAATTTTAAATTTGATAAATCTGTGTCAACGTAGTGAAAATAATTTTTATCTGTCCAATCACTAAACATAATACCATATTTAAATGTAGCATCGGTTTCTTTTATTAGTTCTTTTAAAGAAATATTGTTAAATTCACAAAATGATCTCCAATGTTCAGTGCTTCCTTCTCCCACACCTATTATTCCAATTTTATCAGATTTTATTACATCAACTTGAAAGTTTTGAAAACGATTTTTGAGTGTAATTGCAGCTATAAGCCCTGCTGTGCCAGATCCTACAACTGCTATTTTCATTTTAAACTAGGTCTACTGCTTTTCCTAAAATTGGTTTATATTTAGTTTTACCATCTTCTCTAAATGCATGCAAGAACTGTTTCCTAGGTTTATCTTCAATGTAACTACAGTGACACCATCCCGATGAAGGTTCTCCTTTTTTATAGAACTCAAGAATCATTTGATCAAAATTAAGGTTCTTATACACCCAATCACAAAGTTCTGCGTTGTCTACTCCTGGACATTCAAAATCAACGGCTTCTGCATTGCAGTGCTGGCTATTAATTGAACTACCTATTGCAATGGATAACTCTGGAGATCTATAACACGATGTCACCGTTACAGGACCGAAGTGATCTCTAACGGGTTGTAAAATATTATCACACAGTAATTTTAATTTTGCTATCTGATCTGAATTAGGATTATTGTCTATGCCCTTACGGACAGCAGTATCCGATTTGATAAGCTCTTGAAGATTAAAATTTCTCGAAATTTTCATTATTTACCTCTAACGGAATCGATGAAATTATATACTCTTCCGAATTGTTTATCAATAGACATCAAATCAGATTGGATCATGGTTACTGTTAATTGAAGTTCTATGAGTGTGACCAGAGTCCATGTAGCTAATCCCATTAGGATTGTACCAAGTAATGCTATCATTGCTGTGTTAGTTTTTCTACTCATTTGTTGGTACCGGTAATTCATCTGTTAAGTATTTAGGTATTTTTAATTTTTTCTTTGTAGAATCTTCTCCCATATAATCACCTGGATTTTT